CATGGGCAACGTCATCGAAAAAATTTACAACCCCGGTGTCGGCAAGTACGACGTGTGCGTGACAACGGGTCCGAGCTACATGACCAAGCGTCAGGAAGCGATGGACGCGATGAGTCAGATTCTGCAAGGCAACCCGCAGTTGTGGGCGGTGGCTGGCGACCTGTTTATCAAGAACATGGACTGGCCGGGCGCGCAGGAAATGGCAAAACGGTTCTCCAAAACGATTGACCCCAAGCTGCTGGAAGACGATGAGAAGACGCCAGCGTTGATGCAGGCCGAGCAGCAGATGCAGGCGATGGGTCAGGAGATGGAGCAGATGCACCAGATGCTTCAGAACGTGGCGCAGTCGATGGAAGCGCAGGAGCTGAAGATTAAGGCGTATGATGCGGAGACGAAGCGGATCAGCGCCACCATGGCCGGCATGACCCCAGACCAAGTGCAGGACGTGGTGCTGGGCACCATCCACGGCATGATGGAGTCGGGCGACCTGATGACGCAGGGCGGCGGGATGCCCGAGATGCCGCCGCAGGAGATGATGGGTGAACAACCCCCGATGCCACCTGAAATGGAGCCAATGCAATGAAGTGCGCCGAGTTCGTAGGGCTGTTCTTTCTGGCGCGGGATGTGACGCATAGCGTTCACCTAAATACACGCAGCTACGCCAAGCACAAGGCGTTGCAGGAGTTCTACGAGGGCATTATTGACCTCGCGGACGGGTTCGCCGAGGCGTACCAGGGCAGGCATGGCCTGATTGGCCCCATCTCGCTACAATCGGCCAAGAAGACCAGCAACGTGGTGGAGTTCTTGCAGGATCAGGTTGAAGCCATTGAGGCCATGCGGTACGAAGTCTGCGACCGCAAAGACACGCCGTTGCAGAATCTGATTGACGGAATTGTTGAGTTGTACCTGTCCACGCTCTACAAACTGAAGTTTTTGAGCTAATCCATGCAAATCAGCGGTGCGTCTTGGCGACGCTGACTAAACGTCGCGGATCGACCAAGAGCTATCGCTCACGGAAGAAACGCTCACCAAACTACTGCAAATTGCGTAAAGGAGCCGTGTTATGGCTTTGACCTTGAAATCCATCACCACCCGCCTGGGCTATCAGCAGATCACCACGCTGTCTGCGGCGGTTGGGCTCACGGTTCCGGATAAAGACCTTAATGGGCTTAGCTGCCGCCCCACGATGGCTTTGATCACGCCAGAAACGCAGGGCGTGCGCTGGCGGGATGACGGCGTAGCACCTACGGCTGCTGTCGGTATGCCGCTGGCTGCCGGCGTTACGTTGCAATACGACGGCGACCTGACCAAAATCCAATTCATTGAGCAGGCGGCCAGCGCCAAGCTCAACATCACCTATTACGCTTGAGGTCGCCATGATTATCAGCAGCGACACCACCAGCGGCGTGAATTACCTCACCTACTTTACCAAGCAGCTTCCTCAAGACTTGGCCCGGTTTGCGGCGCTTCGAGACGAGCTAGAAGTGCGCTAGGGCGCCATGTCCGCTGTGGAAGACGCGAGCAAAATGCGGGACGAGGCGGCAAAAGTTTTGGCTGCGCTTGACGCGAGGGTTAAAGCGTTCCAAGATAAGGTTGCGGCGCTTAGCGCCTAACCGTACCGGCGAGGTTCACCGGGGGCTTTTTGGAGCCAAAGATGTCAGATGAACTGTTAGCGGACACACCCGCGCCGGAACAGGTAGCGACGGCAGCACCTGAACCCGATGTTTCAGCGCCGGAAGTTGAGGCTGAGTCTGCGCCCAAGACCTTCACACAGGAGGAATTGGACGCGATTGTCAGCAAGCGGCTTGCGAGAGAGCAGCGTAAGTGGGAGAGGCAGCAGCAGCAGCAGGTTGTAAGACCTGTTGGTGAGCTACCGCCGGCAGATCAGTTTGAAAGCGTTGAGGCATACGCCGACGCGCTGGCCGCCCGCAAGGCGGAACAACTGATTCAGCAGCGGGAGCAAAGCGCCAGACAAGCGGAATTGCTTGACGCTTATCACGACCGGGAAGAAGAAGCCAGGGCGAAGTACGATGACTTTGAACAGGTCGCGTACAACCCAAACCTTCCGATTACGAACGTGATGGCGGAAACAATTCAGGCGTCCGATATTGGGCCGGATTTGGCCTACTATCTGGGGGCGAACCCCAAGGAAGCCGACCGCATTTCCCGACTGTCGCCGTACTTGCAGGCCAAAGAGATTGGGCGGCTGGAGGTCAAATTGACCACCGAGCCGATGACGAAAAAGGTGTCCAACGCCCCGGAACCGATTTCGCCGAACAAGCCGCGCAGTGCGAGCGCACCTGTTTTGGACACGACTGATCCGCGCTCTATCAAGAGCATGACGACCAGCCAGTGGATTGAGGCAGAGCGGCTACGGCAGATTCGGAAGCTGGAGGCACAACGCTAACAGGAGCCCATCATGGCTAACTCATTGCTTACGATTGATATGATCACTCGGAAGTCTCTCGAAATCCTCGAGAACAACCTGGTGATTTCCCGCAACGTGAACCGTCAGTACGACGATTCCTTCGCGGTTGAAGGAGCCAAAATCGGCTCCACCCTCCGCATCCGTCTGCCGGACCGCGCTCTGGTGACCGACGGTGCCGCCCTTCAGGTGCAGGACGACAACGAGCAGTACACCACGCTCGCCGTCACCAGCCAGAAGCACATCGGCATTAACTTCACCTCGGCCGAACTGACCATGCAGCTTGACGACTTTGCCGAGCGCGTGCTGAAGCCGCGTATCAGCCAGTTGGCTGCCAGCGTAGACGCCGACGTGGCGAACGCCTACAAGAGCATCTATAGCTCTGTCGGCACCCCCGGCACCACCCCGGCGACCTCGCTGGTGCTGTTGCAGGCCAACCAGAAGCTGAACGAGTACGCTGCGCCGATGTCGCCGCGCTACGCCACCGTCAACCCGGCGGCTAACGCTGCGCTGGTTGAAGGCATGAAGGGCCTCTTTAACCCGACCGGCACCATCAGCCGCCAGTTCAAGAACGGCATGATGGGCGAAGGTATTCTGGGGCTGGACGAGGTCAACATGTCTCAGTCCATCGTCCAGCACACCACTGGTTCGCGGTCCACGACCGACACCATTTTGGTGAACGGCGCGGTCAGCACTCAGGGCGCCAGCACCATCAACCTTGATGGCGGCACCGGATCGGCGACGATTGCGGTTGGCGACGTGTTCACCATCGCAAACGTCTACTCGGTCAACCCGCAAACCCGTCAGTCCACTGGCTCGCTTCAGCAGTTCACGGTCACCGCGACCGCCACTGCCGCTGCCGGCGCTTGGACGAACGTGGCTATCTCGCCGCCCATCTACACCAGCAGCAACGCGCTGGCGACGGTGGATTCGTTCCCTGCGGACAACGCGGCCATCACCTTCGTCGGTGCGGCTTCGACCCAGTACCCGCAGAACCTGGTGTACCACAAGGACGCCATCTCGCTGGCTACCGCTGACCTTCTGCTCCCGCAGGGCGTCGATATGGCCTCCCGGCAGGTGCATAACGGCATCAGCCTGCGTATCGTCCGTCAGTACGACATCAACAACGACCGTATGCCTTGCCGCGTAGACGTTCTGTATGGCTACTCAGTCATCCGGGCGCCGATGGCCTGCCGCATCTGGGGTTAAGGAGAAAACATCATGGCATTTCCTACTACTGGAAACGGGTATCAGGTCACTGACGGTAACGTCAACGAAGTCCAGCTAATCCTTCAGGGCACGCCGGCGGCGGTTTCCGCTGCTGGCACGCTGACTGCGGCGCAGTTGCTGACCGGCCTGATTGTCGCCAGCGGCACGCCGGGCACGCAGACGCTGCCGACTGTTGCGTTGCTTGAGGCCACTCTGATCAACGCGAAGGTGGACAGCGGGTTTGATTTCTCGCTGGTCAACACCGCCGGCACCACGGCGACTGTCGCCGCCGGTACGGGTTGGACGCTGGTTGGTCTGGCTACCGCCGCGACCAACACGTCCGGTCGGTTCCGCGCCCGCAAAACGGGCGACGGCGCTTGGTCGCTGTACCGCCTGGCTTGATGCAGTTAGGAACGGGGGCGGGCAACCGCCCCCTGACCTTATGGTAATCAAGCTCTACCACCCGGTACACGGCACCAAGATAGCCATCTCCGAGGCAGAAGCCGAGGCGGATGCGCGCGAAGGATGGGTGCGTGGACCTGAGCAGGTGGTGAACGAACTGGCGCCTAAGCGCCGACGCATTCAAGGGGCTGTCGCCCGCTGCTAGGAGGCTGATTAGTGTCAACCGCAGGCGAACAAATCAATGGGGCCTTGCGGCTGATTGGTCAGTTAGCTGAAGGCGAAGTGCCGTCAGCCGCGACTGCATCTGACGCGCTCACTGCGCTGAATCAGATGATCGACTCATGGAACACTGAGCGCCTCAGCATCTTCTCCACGCAAGACCAGGTGTTCACTTGGCCTGCTGGTCAAATCAGCCGCACGCTAGGCCCTACCGGCAATTTTGTCGGCAACCGGCCCATCCAGCTTGATGACTCAACGTACTTCCGCGATGCGTCCACCGGCATCTCGTTTGGCATCAAGATGATTAACCAGCAGCAGTACGATGGCATTGCGGTCAAGACGGTCACCAGCACCTACCCGCAAATCATCTGGATTAACATGACTTATCCCGACATCGAGATGTACGTCTATCCCGTGCCGACACGGGCGCTGGAGTGGCATTTCATTTCGGTGGAAGAACTCACTCAGCCGGCGACGCTGGTCACTACGCTGGCCTTTCCGCCCGGCTACCTGCGGGCGTTCCGGTATAATCTGGCCTGCGAACTGGCGCCGGAGTTCGGCGTGGAGCCGTCTCCGACGGTCAAGCGCATTGCGATGACCAGCAAGCGGAACCTGAAGCGCATCAACAACCCCGGCGACATCATGGGTCTGCCGTACAGCATCGTTGGCACCCGCCAGCGGTTTAACGTCTTTAGTGGCAATTACTAAACATGTTTAATCATTATCGTAACGACTATGCTTTCCAGCAATAAAACCTTTTACGCCTTTGACGGCTCGCAAAAGCCCTTGGCTTTTGTAGGCGTCTATTGCGTGCTGTGCGTTTTGTTGATGCGTGACTACTTCCAAGTTCTCAAGGCGATTGTCCGCGCGGTCAAGATTTTTGTGGTTGATTTCAAGTCGTCCGCCGATAGGCTCAACAAAAGTTTCCCATACCAGCCTATGCACACTACGGCGAACCGCTTTTCCGTTGCGGCAAAGGTCTACATGAAGATAGCCTTTTATTGGCCGAGGGTTCAGCAATCGATGCCCTGCGTCGCCAACCCATACGATGCCTCGTTTGATGTTGCTGGCAGTAGCCACGCTGGCACCCAAAAAATCAGCAACTTCGCGAAGCAAGGCGCCTTCTGCAAACATGCGCTTGGCTTCGGCCACTTTAGCTCCGTCCAATCGCTTGCCTCTCGCAGTTCGGCGGACGTTTCCAAAATCGCTGACTTCATACAAATCTTCAAACTCCGGCACTGGTTTCCACGTTTCCATGCGTTGCCCCTGATTAACGAAAATAGGAGTATAGCATGAAGACCCCCATCCTCGGGCAGGCGTATGTGGCGCGGAGCATCAATGCGGTGGACAACCGCATGATCAACCTCTACCCCGAAGCCACCCCCGAGGGTGCCAAGTCCGCCGGCTTCCTTGTCCGCGCCCCTGGCCTTCGCCTGCTGGCCTCGGTCGGCTCCGGCCCTGTGCGCGGGCTGTGGCAGTTCGGCAGCTACGGCTACGTCGTATCCGGCAACAACCTTTACCGGGTAAACGCCGCATGGAGCGCCACCCTGCTGGGCGTGGTGTCCGGCACCGGGCCGGTCAGCATGGCCGACAACGGCACGCAGTTGTT